TCGACAGTGACGGCGACATCGACGACGACGACGACGACGGCGACGGCGACGGCGACGGCGACACGCCCGGCCCGCCGGTCGATTCGGAAAGCGACGACGACGGCGACGGCGGCGACGAGGGAGGCGGCGGCGGCCCGGCCGACGACGACGACGACGACGCCGAAGACGACGACGAAGGGAACAACGACCGGAACAACAAGGGCGAAGGGGATGAGGACGAAGAATGGAACGACCCGCAGGACGACGACGGGGAGGGATGGGTCCACGAACAGTGGCGACAGGACGCCGTCGAAGACGCCCTAAAGGCAGAGGACCGGGATCGCATGATCGCTGGCAAGGGCAAGTACTGGCACAGGACGAAGGCCGAGCGGGCCGCGTGGGCGGAGGGTCCGGTCGGCAGGTGGATCGGGGACGCCACCACGGCGTCCACGGCGCCGCCGTCCGCATGGGAGGGCGTCGGCCTACCCGACCGGAGAACGCCGGAGGGTGAGACGCCGCGGACCGTCCGACAGGCAGTGGCCGAGACGACCGGGCGGAACGTCCGGGCGTTGCGCCGGGTGCTGGATGACAACGCCACCGGCGGTGTCCAGCGGCGCACCCGACGCGGCCGACTGGACGGCCGCCGGGCCGGGCGGATCGTGACTCACGCCGACGCACGGATCTTCCGGCGGCCGGTGGCCCCGGACGGCATCACCGACTGGGCGGTATTCCTCGCCGTCGACACGTCCGGCAGCATGGGCTACAGGGAGCGGCGCGAATGCGTCGGCATCGTTACCTCCCTGCTGGACGCTGCGAAGCGTATGCGAGGTGTCCACGTTGGCGGCTGTACCTATGACAGCAAGATCGGCGCGTGCTACCCGCCCGGTCGGCCTGTCGACCTCGTCGACTGGTCCTCCGCGATCATGTACAGCAGCGGCAGCACCGACGAATCCCGGGCGCTGGACGTTGCGTACTGGTCGCTTATGGATCACGACCACCCGGGAAAGATCGCTCTCGTCCTCACGGACGGAGTCCCGAATGACCGGGGGTCGTGCGGATTGAAGGCCGCCGCTATGAATGGGGCAGGGATCCACACGATTGGGATTGGGATCAGTGGCGCGACTCCGGACTACCACCCGTACTGGGCATCGGTGCCTAACCTGCCGAACCTGCCCGGAACACTGGCGACGGCACTGCGCCACGTCATGTCCGGCGGCGCCCCGCAGGAACTCACGCCCGGCGCTACCACCACCACCGACAACGACGCCGCGTAAGCGGACGAACGGAACAGGAGATAACAGTGAACACTGACCACAACAGCATCGACATGAACACACTGGCCGAAACGCTGGCGGCTCAGGCCGAGGCGGCCCGCGCGGCGGCCGACGCCCTGCGCATGGCGGCCACGGTCACCGGCACGGCGGCCCCGGTCGTCACGCCCGACGCCGACGCCCCGGCCCCGGTCGCCCCGGTGCCCGACCCGGTGCCGGACACCCCGGACCCGGTCGGCGGTCTGACCGTCGTCCCGTCCGTCGTCAAGGGTGACCAGTCCCGAACGGAACAGCCGGTCGGCCCCGTCGACGCGGACCCGGTGCCGGACGCCCCGGCGCCCGACCCGGACCCGGTGCCCGACCCGGCCCCGCTGGACGTGGAGCCGTCGACCGTCGGCCCGACCACCTACCAGTCGACCGCTACCCCGGAGGCGCTGGCCGCGCTCCGCGACCAGCACGCCCCGGGCGCCGCGGTCCTCGACACGGACGGCACGGAGATAGTCCCGGCCCCGGTGCCTGACCCGGTGGTGAAGCCGGGCGCGTCTCGCCGGTCGCCCATGACTACGGAACAGCAGGTGCGGGCACTGGTCGCATGGGCCATCGACCGGAACGCGCCGTTCACCCGGGGCGACGCCGTCGCAGGGATGGCCGGGACACTGGCGAAGACCGCGGTCTACGAGGTGATCCCGGTCGCCGTCGACCGCGGGTTCATCATCGACCTCACGCCCGGCAAGGCCCGCGGCAAGCAGTACCGGGCGGCATAGGCAGCACGCACTACGCCCCGGGGCCATCCGGCCCCGGGGCACACCACGAGAAGGGAGATTCGCATGGCTGCTTTCGGAGACATTGAGAGGTGCCCATACTGCCGGGGATCCGGCATAGAGCATTCCCGGTTTTGGGACGACGACATCGGCGCGTACGACCACATGGAAATCCGGTGCACCGGGTGCGGGGGCAAGGGCAACCGCGTCGTGCACGAGGAAACTGCGCTGATCGACTGGATGGAAACGCGGTACAGCGATGACTAAGGCACACCACGAACAGGGAGCAGGAACGATGAACAGGAATGACAACAGGGACGACGACCTGATCACGGTCACGTTCACCCGGGCTAACTGGATCGCCACGGCCGAGGCGCTGGAACAGCACGCGCGGGCGGCGGAACAACAGGCTAAGTCGCCAGTGTGCGCCGACAACCTCGCAGAGATGTGCATTGCCGAGGTTGACCTATGCATCGGCGCCGCGAACGGCATCTACTGGGGCATCTACCAGCACGACGCCCAGCGGGAGCGGAACGCCGAGGGCGCGGCATGAGCCGGGCGCGGCAGGTCGCCGTGGTCTTCGTCGTCGGTGCCATCACCTACCTAGCGGCCGACGCCCTCGCGGCGTGGATCGCTGGAGGCATCGCCGGATAACCCGGCCACATAATCCGGTCGCACGTCGGCCCCGGTATTCCGTACGGAACGCCGGGGCCGTCGTCGTTCTGGAGATTGGGCGATGCCGGTGGCCACTGATCCGGACTCCGGCAGACTGGAGCGGACTCTTTAGCATCCAGTTGCTAAAGAGTCCGCCCGTTCCCCGGGTGTTCCGCTCGTTGCGCCACGAACGGAACAAACCTCGGGATTTTTAGCGCACCTCAGTCCGCTTCTGCGTTGGTGGTCAGTCCGCTTCTGCGTTGGGGGTCATGTCGAATGTGTCTGGCTGCTGCCCGTCGGTCAACATCTTGTTCCGCATCGCCTTCGCCAGCACGATGGCGGCGTCGCGCGTCTCGTCATCCAGTCCAAGATCGCGTGCGCGTTCGATTCGTTCCAGTGCTGACAGGGATTCCGCCATGTTTAGCGAGCGGTCGTTCTGGCTTATCTTCACCAGCGACTCCGCCATCTTCTGCGCACGGTCCAGCCATTGTCCGTACAACCCGGTGATGAACATGGCCCGATGGCTCACGTCTTGTTCCGCATCGGTTAGGTCTACGGTCATCGCCGCCTGACGCAATGCGAGGAGATCGCCGCGCACCGTGGCGAGTAGATCGTTCAGGACTAGCGCTGGGTCCCGGTCTTCCACTGGCCCCTCGCCTAGCCGCATCTTCCGCCGGGTCGCGTTGATTACCTGCGCGACTTCTTCTTCCGTTTGCCTGCGCTGGATCGACGCCTGCACGTTCGGTGCCTGCCCGCCGTGATGGCGACACACCGTTGTTCCTTTGATCGCAGTCTGCCTGCACCGCTCTACCCCACCGGAAGAACGCGACGACGCGCAGCACCGTTGGGTCTTCGTCCCATCCAGCAGGTTCCCGCCGAGATACCAGTGCCAGTCCGGCTGGCCTTCGTCCGTTGATTCGTGAACGGACCATTCGCGGGTGGTGCTTTCCTGTTTCGCTTCTTCCACCTGCTCCGCTTGCTTGGCCTTCTTCCGTGCGGCAGCCGCGATCGTGCCCATCGAAAGGTTGCTGTTCCTCTGCACCCGGTACTCCTATCGGAACGGAATAGTGCGTAAAAGATACCGCGCTCTGTCGGAATGGGTCTGGGTTTCTAAGTTCGGCTGCGCCCCGATTGCAGTTCGCGCACAGTTCGTGATACGATACGCACACATAGACACACGAACAGGAAGCAGGAACAATGAGCGGGAAAGTGAAGGAAGCACAGATGCTGGTGGCGCTGGTCGAAACCCGTGCCCACCTGAATGTCCTGAAGGAGTTTGAGGATCTTCAGGGAGTGGACCCGTTCCACAACGCAATGCGGACGCTTGCGTGGGCGGCGCGTGACCTGTGCGGGGTTGGCGCGAAGGAGTTTGACGACGCCGCAAGGGACCTCGCGGAAACGTGGTGCCTCTAATGCGCGTGCGTAAGTACGAGGACGACACCGAGTCCTTCATCGCCGTCGCAACGATGGCCCTGCCAGTCCCGATCATCTTTGCGTTCTCCGTCGTGGCACCTGCGGTGCGCGGGATTCTGGGCATCGACTATGCGTCCGAGTCCTACGGCTGGATCAACGCGCTTTGCTACGCGGTCGTCGTCGTTCTGTACGTCGGCGCCGTCTTCACCTATGCGTCGTGGCGTTCCGCCGCCATCAGCGAGGGGGCCAACAATGACCCGGCCTGATCTTGTACCGGACATGACCGTTCAGTTCGTCTGCCCTCGCCGCAAGTTCATCCGGTACGGGGTTCTGGTCAAGGTCACGCCACGGTATGCCCACATCAAGCCCCCGCGTTCCGAGCGGAACATCCGGGTCCCCATCGACGACGTGAAGGAATACAGGAGGAAGGAACAGTGAACCCGGTCGTAAACCACAGCCGCGTTGACAACCTTGTTCCCGGCACCCAGTTCCGTGGAGTCCTGCGACCTCCGGTCAGCCTGACCGACGACGAGGTCGCGGCTCTGCTGAATCAAGTCGGCTACCGAACAAGGCCGCGCCAGTTTGCGCTGCGGAACAAAGCGTTCGTCGTAGTTCTTTGGCGAGCCGGTCTGCGTCTGAGCGAGGCGCTGGCGCTAGTTCCGCACGATCTGGATCTGGGCAGTCAGCCCACGATCATGGTCAACAAAGGCAAGGGCGGTAAGCAACGTGCGGTCGGCATCGACGCCGACACCGCACTAGTCCTCCGGTACTGGCTGGAAACACGGGAGCAAATGGGATTCCCGAAGTCCGGTCCAGTGTTCCCCCGGATGGACGGCGAGCCGCTGTCTGCCCGGGGTGCGCAAATGATGATCGAACGTGCGGCCAAACGCGCCGGAATAACAAAGCGCTGCACGCCCCACTCACTGCGCCACACATACGCGGTGGAGTTGGTCAAGGAGGGAGTTCCCATGCCCTTCATCCAGCGGGCACTGGGGCACGCCGACCTGTCAGTGACCAGTCGCTACCTCATTACGATTGCCCCGGGCGAAGTCACTGAGCGTCTGAACAGGCGCGAGTGGAGCGACCGGACAAAGGCAGTTGGCGCAATGCCTGAGTCAAAAGATCTCAGTCCCGAGTCTGCGCTGGTCACTGTCACCGGGGACGACGATTGGTACGGCGGGCGTGCGATGGTCGGCTAGCCGCCGTAAGAAATAAAGTTCTGTCCGTCGAAGGGGCACGCAACTTGGGGCGTGCCCCTTCGTCGTAGTTGTTCCGCTTGTGTACGATTCCGTTCCATGTCCACGGACACACGCACTCTTGGGCTTCCAACATCTAGCGATGACCTCGGTGCAGCGTTCGATGCAGCGATGTCTGACCCCGAGGCGCTGGCTGCGTTCTGCGAGATCGACACGGCGAACGGAACAGTGCCGTTCGCCTTCTGGCCGCACCAGCGAGATCTTGTCCGGCTCATGCGCGACAACCGACGAGTCATCTGCCTGAAGGCGCGGCAGTTGGGCGTCAGCGAAGTCGCCTGCATCTATTCCCTTTGGTACGCGCTAGCCCACCCCGGCACCCTGACCCTGATCATCAGCATCGGTGATCGTGAGGCACAAGAGTTGCTGCGCCGGATCAAAGTCATGTACCAGTCCATCCCTCCTCAGTTCCGCAAGGTCTGGCGTACACACCTGACGAAGCACGAATACCAGTTCCGTTCCGCTGCTGGCGAGTCGCGCATTCTTTCCATTCCGTCCGGTGACTCTGCTGGCCGTGGTCTTCAGGCGGCACTGGTCATTCTGGACGAGGCCGCTTTCTACGAGCGGAGCGACCAGCGTCTTGCCGCTCTGCTCCCTACGTTCGCTGACTCTGGTCAGGTCTGCATGATCTCCACAGCGAACGGAATGACTGGCCGGTTCTTCTCCACATGGCAGGAGGCCGATGACATTGGGTGGGCGCGGTTCTTCTCGGGGGCGCTTGACCGCCCGGGCCGAGACGAGGCGTGGGTAGCGGAACAACGGAAATCGCTGGGCGATCTGGGTCCGCAGGAATACCCGCTGAGTTCCGACGAGTCCTTCCTAAGCACCAGCCGGAATGTCTTCGACCCCGCCGACGTTCTTGCGCTGAAGGAGTTAGTGGCTGAAGCGGCACCGTGGACTGGCGACATCTACGACGACGCATCCGGAGTTCACTGCCGCCCGTCTGATTCTGGCGGGTGGAAGATTTGGGAGTGGCCCATTGCTGGTCGGGAATACATGGTGACCGGCGACCCTTCGGGCGGAGTCGGATCATCGGACTATTCCGCTGCTGCCATCTACGACATCAAAGGATGGACGCAGGTCGCGGCCTACCACGGTCGACCGGATCCATCAGAGTTCGCACGGATCATGCGGAACGCTGGCTGGCTGTACCAGACCAATGCAGGAGAACCAGCGCTGCTGGTACACGAAGGGAACAACCACGGTCAAGCGTTGTCGGCCCTGTTCCGTGACTGGTCTTACCCGAAGGTATTCCGCCACCGCCGGTTCGACCTAGATTCCGAGCGGGAGTCACAGGCTTTGGGCTGGTTCACTACCGCCAAATCAAAGCCGATTATGATCTCATCGTTGCAGCAAGCAATCCGCGAGCAAACGATGGCTATTAGAGACACGCGGTTTTATTCCGAAGCGGGAACTTACCTTGTCGATGACAAGGGTCGCATGGAGGCTGCGCACAATCACCACGATGACGTGCTTATGTCCCATGCAATTGCGGCAGCAGTCTTGTCGCACACTGAAGTATCGACGGAACTTCCGAGGACACCTTCCAACCTGCGAGCAGCACCGTTCGCATACGCATCGTAAGGAGAAGTAGATGGACCCCGACATGATGGCGGCAGTGCTGGCTCAGGAGCAGATGACTGGCCCGCAGATGCCCGCAGAAGGGATGGACATGGACCCCGCCGTGATGGAGGGGATGATGGACACGGGCATGGCTCCGACCGCCGCAGACATGCCAGTGATGCAGGAGCCGATGATGGCGCCGCAGATTGGCGCTGACCTGCCGAGCGCTGTTGACGCTCTTGCCGCGTTCATGGACGAGGCACGCGCAATGGAACTGCGCCGCAAGCAGGAGGCCGAGGCGCTGGCGCTGGCCGAGCAGATCAAGGGCGAGTACGCGATGGCTGCACAGGTACTCATGGAGAAGGCACGCGCCATGAGTGAGTCAGTCGACGCCCCCGGTGGTCCGGTCGCTGGCCCCGGCTACGACATGCCCGCAGACGCGGCTGCCTACGGAATGATGTAGCCCATGTCGATCAAGGGTATGAAGCGGGAAGACCTGAAGGAGATGGTGCGCGAGGATTTTCTTGCCGCCAGAGACACCCGCCAGAACGTCGAAGACCAGAAGGTGCGGGCGCTTCAGAACTACTCCATGTACCGAGAGGACGTTCCGGGCGGGGGTAAGGAGGGCTTCGACCCTGCTGGTCCGTTCGGCTGGAGCAAGGTCACTGTTCCGATCATCGCATGGGTGGTGGAGACGGCGCTGCCGAGGATTGGCATCCAGCCGCCGACCATCACGGTGACTGCTCGCAACCCTGCTGCTGTTCCGTACGCAGAGGCAAAGCAACTGCGCATCCAGTCAGATCTCAGGGCGGCGCACTCCGACGAGGAGATGCTGCACATCCTGAAGTCGATGCTGCTGTTCGGTGACGGAATAGCGAAAACCCCGTGGGATCCGATCCGCAACGCGCCGTCGATCATGTCGGTGTCGTGGTGGGACTGGTGGATCAGCAGCGAGGCAGACCGCTGGCATCAGGCGGAGGTCTTGTTCCACCGGACGTGGCACACGAAGCGCCAACTGGAAACGCTGCGCGGACGGAAGAACGACGGGAAGAGTCTTTACAGCAGGGAGGCGATCGACCGGCTCATCGGGAACGTCGGGCTGAAGTCCACAAAGGACCCGACCTACATCGAACGCCGCGAGGCAGCAGGGCTGGGCGACATCCGTTATTCCGATCAGGACCGTGGTGTGGTTCAGGTCATCGAATGCTGGTACTCAGACGGCAGCCGTGTGGTTGTCGGCGGGCCCGAGGACGCGCTGGAAATCCTGCGCGTCGTGAACGAGGACGAGTGCCCGTTCCGTGACCCGGACGGTCGTCCGTTCCGCCCGTTCTCTGTGTTCCAGAACACGCCGAACATGAACCTGCCGTACAGCATCGGCTATGGAGAACTGCTGGAGAACCACCAGCGTGAGGCAACGCTGCTACGCAACCAGAACCTTGACCAAGCGAGCGGCAACCTGTTCGCCCCGATCGGGTTCGACAGCCGGAAGGTCCGGCCAGAGGAAGTGGCGCAGGCGTGGTCAACTCCGGGCGGCCTGTTCGGAACTGATGGTCCGCCGAGCGATGCAGTCGTCCGCTTCCCGCCGAGCGGATCAAGCCGCGACTTCGCAGAGAACTACGAGATCCTTCGCAACGAGGCGCAACTGGTTGCTGGCATCTCAGACTTCTCGGCCGGTGTCCAGAGCGGAACAGGGCTTGACGCCCAGACCGCGACCGGAACAATGGCGATCCTCGGTGAGAGCAACAAGCGCTTCCAGATGCTCATGCGCATGGTCGAACTCGGTATGCGCCGAGTAGCGGAGAACTTTGACTGGCTTGACCGGGCGCTGGGGAACGGAACAAAGCACGTCACCCCAGAGCCGGGGATGACGATCTCGGACAGCGCTGAGGGGATCTACGACGACAACGGAATCGTGGGCGTAAGCGATGACGCTAACGACCCTGACCTTCGTTATGAGATCACCGTCGACGCCGGAGCGATGGCACCGCCCGCCGGGCAGGAACAGGCGAAGCGAGTCATGGCAATGGTCAACGCGCTACTGATGATGCCGCCGCCAGTCCAGCCGACGATCGACTGGAATCAGGTGATGCGCCTTGTGATTGAGGCGCACGGCTACATGCCCGAGCGGATTATGAACCCCGAGCAGCCCCAGCCGCCGGGTCCAGAGATGGGCGCACCGCCCGCTCCGGACATGGACATGGGGCTTCCGCCGGAGATGTTCCCGCCAGAGCAGATGCCAGTCACGCCTGACGAGCAGGCCGGTGGCCTGCCGGTTGGTTACGGATGAGCGAACCCGAAGACTTTGACCGGGCATCAGCGCTAGAAACACTGATGAAGTCTCGCGGCTGGACAGTGACGGTGGAGGAAATCGACCTGCGCATTGCGGCGCTGGTTGAGAGAATGATTCAGGTCGACTGCACCGACACAGAAAGGGCCGCGCTTGCAGGGGAAATCCGTGGTCTTCAGTACTCACGCGACTGGCCGCAGGATGAACACACCGCGGTGATCAGGCGCGTCGTGGCCCGTAACACCTAACACGAAGGGGGCCGCGCCGAGGACACTGGACTCAGCACGACCCCCTCACACACACACCACCACGGGGAACAGGAAAACCGTAGGGCGTAACTAGAGACTACCAAACGAGGACGATCTTTCATGGATGACGAGGACTTTCAGCAGGCAGTAGAAGACAACGATGGTGTCCCTGTCGCTGAAGACGCCCCGGCCGACGACGTTCCCTCATGGCTTGACAGTGCAGACGAAGACCAGCGTGAGTTCGCCAAAAGCATTGGCGCTTACGATGACCCGGTCCGTGCGCTGAAGTCGGCTATGGGAGCGGAGCAGGCCCGACGCGCATCGCAGTCAGAGCGCGACGAGTTGCGTGCAATGCTTCAGCAGGTGACGGACCAGATGGGGGCGCAGCAAGAGGCGCCCGCAGAGCCGCAGATGTTCAACGACGATGGTCCGCCGGAATACGATGCGCTGGTCAATGCCTTCGGTGGTAACGAGGCAGCCGCCATCGACTTCATCGCGCAGCAGCGTGCGCAGGAAGCAGCACAGTTCGCAGTCCAGCAGGCGATGGAGCAGTTTCAGGGGCAGGTCGCTCCGCTCGCGCAGCAGGCAGAGCAGTCGCAGTTGCAGCAGGCTGCCGCAGACCTGTCGTCGGTCTACGCCGATGACTACGAGCGGCTGGCTCCGCAGGTCGCAGAGTTCATCCAGCAGAACCCGGAGTACAACAATGCCCGGGGAATGTGGAGTGCGTTCGGGCTGGTCGCCGCTCACGACCAGCGACAGTCCCGTGCTGCCGCAGCGAAGAAGGCTGCCGCAGACAACGTCGGTGGCCGCGGTTCGGGTGGCGCATCCCGGCGTGACCGCGAGGCCGACGCAGCATCAGCGCTGATGGATGCCGTGTTCGACGCTGGATCCCGTCCAAACGGGTACGACGGGATCTAAATGCAACGCGGCCCGGAGGCCCGAAAACTCCGGGCCGCGCTTGCAAACAGCGTCTAGCGCTGGTGTAGTCTTCCGTTCGCAGGCACTTCCGTCGCCGGAATAAGGCGAGTGCCCCCGGCGGAAGACGGGAATAAGCCCAGTCAGAGCAGTTCGTTCATTTCTCTACTGGGGAGGTTTATTCCCAATGGCAACTATTCGTGAAGGCATGGTGGCCACCGCGGGGACCAACGCGGATCCCGGCAAGGTCACCCAGAAGCCCGACTGGGACAGCAAGATCTATGCGCTGGACCCTCCGGGCAGCCCCGGCCTGAAGATCCTTTCGGACAGGTCGGCAAAGAAGAACACGATCTCGTACGAGTTCAACTGGGTCAGTGACGTTCCTGTTCCGTACGTCTTCTCCAGCACCGCTGGGGCGTCGGACTCGGCAACGGCCCTGACCGTCGACGCGAACGCTGAGGCCGTGCAGGTTGGCGATCTCCTGAAGGTCCCGTCCACGGGCGAGGTCGTCAAGGTCGATGCCGTGAACACCGGCACCGGCGAACTCACCATCGACCGTGGCGCTCTCGGCACCACGGCCGCGGCTATTCCGGCCAACTCATCGGTGATGAACGTCCGGGCAGCGATCCCCGAGGGCAGCAAGGCCCCCGAGTCGCTGATGACCGTGCGCGAGAAGGTCACTAACTACACCCAGATCTTCCGCACTTCGGCCTACATGAGCCGCACGCTGGACGAGATGTCTCACTACGACACCGGCGGTCCCGGTGGGGAGTGGGCCTACCAGATCCGCAAGTCTGGTGAGGCTCACGCCCGCGCCATTGAGGAGGCATTCCTCCACGGCGTTCCGTCTGAGGACATCAGTGGGGCGAAGCCGGTCCGTACCACGGGCGGGCTTGACCACTTCCTGACCCAGAACGCGCTCACCCCCGCGGGTGGCACGCTGACTGAGTCGGACTTCATCGGCTGGCTGGAGGGCGCGTTCCGTTACTCCGTCAACCCGGGGAAGACCAACAAGGTGCTTCTCGCTTCCGGTGAGATCATGGCTGTGATCTCTTCGTGGGGTCTGGAGAAGTTGCGGCACAACGACCGCACGTCGGACAAGCACGGGTTCGTGGTCATGGACTACGTCTCGCCGTTCGGCACGGTCAACCTTGTCCGCCACGTTCTTCTGGAGGGTCCGTACGCAGGCAAGGGTTACCTGCTGGACATGGACGCGATCTACATGCGCTCGCTCCACTCCACCGAACTCCGGAACAACATTCAGGATCCGGACGAGGACAGCAAGCGGGCCGAGTACCTGACGGAACTCGGCTTTGAGATCGCCATGCCCGAGGCGCACGGCGTGATCACCGGAGTGGTCTACTAGGCGCTCCATGCAGTTCCGGTCGTGCCCCCTCCCTCCGGGGAAGGGGGCACGACCGCTTTCTACCGAGGACCGACCAAGGAGATTTCATCGTGAGCGCAATGCTCGTTTCCAAGTACGCCAACCTTCACCTGATCGTCCGGAACACTGAGACGGCGCTTGACCCCCAGCGTGGTCGCATCGTCACTGCTCCGGGCCGGGTCATCAAGTTCAACAACCACGTTGCACTGGTTGAGGACGAAGACCTGAAGATCATCACCGAGTCGCCGTCGTACATCGGTGCGACGACTGAGAAGGTTGTGTGGCTGGAGTCTGATGACGACTGCCCGACCTTCGGGCCGCGTGGGCGCCGCAACGTGGTGAGCGGAATGAACACTGGTTCCGTTCGCAAGGAGGTCGCCCCGGTCGAAGGCTGGGACAAGTTGACCGTCAAGGAGATCAAGGACGCGGTCGACTCTGGGCAGGTCAGCAACATCAGCGACGCCATCGCTTACGAAAGCCGCAAGGGTGGACGCCGCCGCAGCGGTGTGATCAAGGCGCTGTCGAACGCGCTGGACGCCGTGGAAGAAGGCGCAAAGCCTAAGCCCGCACGACAGCGGACCACTGCCGAAAAGGATGAGACGTTCGACGCTCCGGCGCCGTCCGACTCTGACAAGAAGTGATCAGCAACAAGACAGGCTGGCGGTCTTCCGAGGGATCAATGAACCGGATCGTTGACCGGAAGATGGCCCGCGTCCTGTTGTCAGGGGAATACCTGACAGGCGGTGAACCTCTTTCCGCAGACATCGCAGACCGTGGGACCCTTGTGGCAGTCAGCGTGTGGCCGCACCGGGTCAACGACGTTTCATACGAATGGAACGGAAGTTCCGCTGACCCCCGTATCGTGGCAGTGAGCAAGGACGGAGAGCAGTACTGCGGTGGGGAGATCATTTCTCCGCCGGTGTCTTTGACGATCGAAACCGTGGTGGAGGTCGGGTCGTGACGTTCGCGGAAATGGTTGAGCAGGTTCGACTCAGGTGTGGAATCAGCGCACAGGACACGCGCATGACCACCTACATCAAGTCGATGATCAACTCCGAGTACGCACGGCTGTGTGCCGAGCATTCGCTGCTGGAGAAGGTCGGAGACGTTTCTCTCGTCGCCAACTCCGAGTACGTCGACCTTCCTGACGACTGGCAGAAGACGATCCAGATCCGCACGGCCTCGTATGTGCTGGAACCGATCACTGCGCTGAAGTTTGCGGAATACAAGACCAGCGGTTATTCCGGTCGCTTTGTCTACACCGGCGAGGCGCCTGAGCGGATCAGGATCCTTCCGGTTCCAACCGTGACTATTCCGGCGGGGCTAACTCTGGTGTACGCAGCGCGTCCAGTCCAACTTGTCCACGACGACCAGACCGCGTTTGCAATCAGCCCAGCGTTCCAGCCGATCCTCCCCGCGCTCGCTTCGTATCACGTCCTGCTGGCCGAGGAGTCAGCAGACCTTGCCGCGATTGCGCTTCAGGAGTCGACGGCGCTGGAGGGGCGCATGGCTGCGGTGGCCACGAAGCGTGACGGCGAGGGGCAGTCGAAGATCCCGCCGCCACCTTCCCGTGTGGGGGTCTACTCGTAATGGCGCATGGTGCTGTCACGACGCTTCTCACTGAATCTCTTGTGGTCTTTGGACAGCACCGTGAAGAGAACACGGATCCCGAACTTGTCCCGGTGCTGAACGCGCTGGTGCAAACCACAGAACGCGCACTCCGCGTGTCAGTCAAACTGGAGGAAACATGAAGTCGAAGTGGCTTGCGCAGGGCGCAACCGGCCAGTGGGGCGGTATTGCGAACTCGCGCATTGACTGGGCGAACGACACCATCAAGGTCGCATTGATGACCGAGGCGTTCGTTCCTAACGAAAGTCAGTCGAACTGGGGTGAGATCGACGCCAACGAAACCAGCGGTGCTAACTACCCCGCTGGCGGAATGGCGATCGACAACAAGAGCGTCCAGTGGAGCAGCACTCGTCAGACCGTCGTGCTGGACGGTGACGACTGTGTTTGGCCCACGCTGACCGCGACGTTCCGCTGGGGTGTCATCTACAAGGTCGGCGGCACGGACGCGGACTCCCCGCTTATCGGGCTGGTGGATTTCGAGTCAAACCAGATCGTCAGTGACCTCACGTTCGCAATCGTCTGGGACGGGGACGGAATCCTGAACGCTTCGGTGGTGCCGTAATGGCCGACAACCTTTCGTGGACACCGGGAGCCGGTGCTGAGATTGCAACCGATCAGGCGACGGATGACACGCACGTTCAGATCGTCAAGTTGGCGCAGAGCGGGGACGGGAGCAAGGACCCGCTTCAGGCTGACAGCGACGGGATGCGCGTGGATGGCGCTTCGCGCGGGGAAACTCTGTCGGGCGGCATTGCGCTGTGCGACAGTCATTACCCCGTTGCAGCGAGTTTAGGTTACGGCTACATCCCCCCGAACAGCGCCCGGCGCTCCATCATCATCAACAACATAAGCGCTGCGAACATCTGGGTTGGCGGTCCTGCCGTTCAGGAAGGGCAGGGACTCTTGCTTCAGTCAGGGCAGATCGCGGTACTGGACAAGTCGCCGTGCGCTGCCATCTACATCTGGGCTGATAGCAGCAGCCGTGTGATGGTCAACTACTTCGAGGAACTGGACTAGCAACTGCGATGAGCAGCATCTTCCAGTCAACAAGCGGTGGCTTGCCCGTAGGAACTGTCGTCACTACCGCGCGTACGACAGCCCCCGAGGGTTGGATGCTTTGCGATGGCAGCGTCGTTCCGGCTGATTCCCCTCTCGGCATCGCACTACTCGCAGACGGTTCCCCATACGGGGATGACGGGACCAATCCGCGCATCCCTGCCATTCAGGGGCGAACGATTGTTGGCGACAACGGCGACGGCACTTATTCCGTTGGCGACACTGGCGGAGTTGAGCAGGTCACGTTGACGACTAACCAAATGCCGTCGCACGACCATTATGTGTATCTCAACGACTCCGGGCATAACCACTCGGCTATCTCAACCGCTGGGAGCGGCCCCGCGCAAAACGCATCGTGGACCGTGGGAGGCGCTGGCGCTGGTGGCGCTTCGTCGTTCGGCTGGACTGGCAGCAACGGGTCCAACGTCCGCGTCAGGACAGACAACAAGTGGGACTACACCCGTAATGCAGGCGGCGGACAGGCTCACGACAACATGCCGCCGTACATCGTCCTGAACCACATCATCAAGGCTGACCCATGAGCGTCGTCGTCCTTCCTTCGGGGCCGCCCACCGGTTCGATCATGCTGCACGCTGGTGCAGCGACCAACCCTGCGCCAGACGGCTGGCTGTGGTGCGACGGAGCGGAATACAACGAGGCTGACTACCCGACTCTCGCGGCTGCCTGCAACGGCATGTACGGAACAGCAAGCGCGGGCATGTTTCGTGTTCCGAACATGAGCGGTCGCGTGGCGATTGGCAGCGGGCACGACGGGACTGCGACGCGCAACCCCGGCGAAACGCCCGGCGCGGCCACGCACACGCTGACCGCAACGGAAATGCCGTCGCACGACCATCACATTTCCCTGTGGGACGGTGGGCACGGCCACCGTTACCACCACAGCGGCGGCCCCGACAGTCTCGGCGGTGGCGATAGCGGAATGTATAACCCGAACGTGTACGGCACGAACAGTCACCACGACAGCGTTATCGCGTCTAGCGGGGCCAACGTCCGCGTTCTCACGGACGGCAAGTGGGACTACTCGCGCAGCGTGGGCGGTAGCGGAGCACACAACAACATCCAGCCGAGCGCGGTAGTCGGGGGCTACATCATCAAGACATGAGCCTGCTCGTGTTCTTCTACGGCGCGTCGCGCTCGGTTCCGGTTGACGTTGGTGAACTGACGCTGCTTCCCTGCGAGCCATTCGCGGGGGCAACGGCGTTGATTGACGTAGAGCCGATGCTGCTCACCGGGAATAGCGGCCATCAGCGGCAGGTATTTGCGCAGCCTGTCCCGCAGCCGATGCTTCTCACCGGAGCAGCGGTATACGACAACAGTGAAATGTCGTACTGGCGTGCGTGCGTAAACCTGCACGTTGCGCTCCGCTCCCTTCAGCGGCAACTGGACCGGAATACCACGGCATTCCAGAACGACCCGTCAGACCTGAACGCTGCGCGGCTTTCCTACAACGAAGAGGACATCGTTGAGGTTGAGCGGGCCATCGAACTGTGCCGCGAGTGGCAGTCCTACTTCATCTCTGCCTATCCCAGCGTTGGCCGAATGACGCTCTCCGGCTGCGAGGTCACTAAGGAGAAGAACGCAGAGATCACGAACGTGTCGATGTTGCTGAACCCGACGGCGCCTACAGCGGAGCGCATGGGTAAGATTGACACTGGCGGCGGAACGGTCGTTGACGAAGGGGATTCGTTCCTCGTCACTTACCCCCCGGGCGACTACACGTTGAGCGTCGAAGGAGACGCCCCATGCACGCTGGTTGCAGTCGGCGGCGGTGGCGCAGGTGCTCCGCGCGTGGGTGACAGCCCCGGCTATCTGAACGCTGGTTACGACATCGTGACCATCGCGGGGGCTGGCGGCGGTGCTGGCGGCGTTTGGGAAATGACGCACCTATTTACCGGAACAACCCCCATCCACGTCGGGGCTGGCGGCGCGGCTGCGACAGGGACTTGGTACGGCGGGGTGGAGGGTAACGATGGCAGTCCCGCGATGACCGGGGACCGGACAACCATTGGCCCCGGCCCCGACGTTTTCATTGTCCGTTGCGATGGTGGGGCGGCAGGAAGCATCGGTGGAGGGACAGCACAAGCGTACAAGTCAGGAGTAGGCGGCGGTTCTGGCGTCGTCTATGCCAGCAACGCAGTCGCGCAGCCCGCCAACCTCGGCGGAGACGGCGTGTTGGGGAACAACAACTGCCTGTGGGGAACTATCTACGACCTGCCAAACCGGTCGGGCGGCAGCGGCGCTGGTGCTGGCGGCAACGGCTCACAGGGCAGAACGCAGATCGAACCCAACCCGAGCAACAGCCGCGTTTGGGGCGGACCCGGGAAAACGACTGACTTTGGGACGTTTGGTGCTGGCGGTCATGCTGGTGGGCTTGCTGGCCATCTGGGAACGTGGCCGTTCCCCCCCGCAGGAAACCCCGGCGACGGTGGCTACGGCGGGGAAATGGCGAACAACCAACGGCACATCAACGGGTACCCCGGGAATGGCGGGGTAGTGATGATCCGCTTCAGCAAAGACGATGTTGAGTCAGTCGTATGAACTGGTCGCCGGAGCAAATGACTGTCGTCGGCATCTTCGGGCTTCTCGCCCTAATGGTCGTATTCGGATTTTTTGGCGGAAGGCCCTACAGCGAGGACGCTATTACGGGTTCTTTTGCACTTATGGGTGCAGTCGCGGGCTACACCCTCGGACGTAACCAATCAGGAAAGGACTGAACATTGGCTAGCAACGCCGACAAGATGATCGCCACTGCACGGAAATACATAAACCACACCGAGCGCGGCCCCCAGCGGGACAACATCGGCTCGGGTACAGGTAACGACGCCTTCGGCTATAGCAGCAAGGGCGCGGAGATCGTGAACCGAAGCAACATCGCGGGTGGCTACGGAGTGTCAAATACCCCGTGGTGTAACAATGCGATAATCGCGTGGGCCAATGAGGCCGGTTATAAAAGTTATCAGCACACCAAGAACGGTGGCATCTGCTCCGGCGCTACATCAATCACCTATGACAACGCGAAGGCAAAGGGTTGGCTTACAAGTAAGCCTAAGCCCGGAAGTCTCGGCATCAAGCGCGGGAAGCACGTTTTTCTTATCATCACTGCGCCCGACAAGAACGGTCGGTTTGAGTGTATTGGTGGTAACGAGTCCGATTCGGTCCGTTACTCAACCCGCAGCACCGCGGAGCAGTGGTCTTACATCACGCCCAGCGACCTCGGTACTGCCACTGGCTCGGTCACTCAGACGGCGTTTTGCTTTCAGGATGTCGCGCTTCAGCCGACTCTGATGGGTCCGTGGTCGTCAAAGGACAGCCGCGACAAGCAGTACGCCAAGCGCGAGGCGTACAACAAGGAGCAGAACAACGGTCGCTGGCTCCGCAAGGTGAAGGTCAACGGCAAGTTCGCCTTCGAGGAAGGCGAGCAGGGGACCTACGGCGAGCAGTGGGACTTCGGCCCGTGGCTGGACAACAAGGCCGGGCGTGACTCCACGATGAAGAAGCGCGAGGCGAACACCGGACGCACCATGCGCCCGTACTCGTACAAGAAGAACGTCACTGGCGGAGGCTCCGGCCCGTCGTCCAGCGGCGACGTGAAATACACCTGATCGGAGACACCGTGACTGATCCAGAGATTCCCGTCATTCAGGAATACAACGCCGACGACATTGAGTTGGAGGAGCCGGAGGAGACTCCTGCTCTTGACGCGCCCCCGGACAAGTACCCGGAGGGCGAGGTTCCCGAGGCGTAGAAATGGCTGACTACCGGCTGGTCTGGTACGAGGGCCGCAATACTCCTGCGGTCATCAAGTCCGGGCAAACGCGCAAGAAGAAGAAGGGCGAAGGCAAGGTCGTCAAGTCTCGCCCGCCTACTGAAGCCGAGCGGAAGCAGATCGCTAAGGGCAAGTGGGTCCGCGTGGACAAGAAGAACCGGACGCCGGGCGGGAAGGGCGGATACGGCACAGGTAGCCGTGTCCGCCCGCAGTTCCGCAGCAGGTACAGCGGCTAATGGCAAAGGACGACCCCTATCTGGGCGAGGTCATCTACGACGGTGGCAGCGCCTTTATGGAGTTCGTTCGTGGTCCCGAGTTCACGGCGTACCTAGAGTCGAAGTACCCGACGATCGCTCCTGCACGGGATGGTTCCAGAGCAGGAACGGAACGACCACAGTTTGCGGTGTACCGCAACGGCGCACCTGCCAACACTGTCGGTCAGCGAATCGCGTGGAGCAACATTGTTGTCAACGAGGGCAACATCTGGGACTCAGCGAACCACCAGTTCAAGGCCCCGACGGATGGCAACTATTTCATTTCGTACAGCCTGCTGAACAGCGCAGCCGCCGAGTTCTACATTGAAGTGGTCGTAAACGGCACCGCTCTGCCGACAAATACTTTTCCGCGTGGGTACAGCAACACTCAGTACGGGAATGCCAACGGTGCTGGAATCTTGAAACTCAACGCTGGTGATGCCGTAGGGTTGAACGTGGCACTGGGGACCTGCCACGGAAACCGCTGCTCATGGACCGGATTCCTAATCCCGAAAGAGAACTAAGTGCCGACCACGAAACTCTCATTCATCATGCCGGGCACTGGTGGGATCAACACTGACGACCAGCCGTGGAGCATTGAGCCGAATCAGGTCCGTGTTCTGATAAACGGAATTACGCACAACGGCGTGGTCACTCAGCGTCGTGGCTGGCAGTACCACGTCGCAGCGTCAGTGACCGACTCTGATTCCGATCACGACATGGACTCGTATTCCGAGCACTACTTCCCATCGACACAGCGCATCGGAAGCGTGGCAACCCAGAAGACTTCGCTGTGGAGCCTTGACGAGAGCGACAATCAGAGTGTGTGGCGCAAGATTGCTGCCCCGACCAAGGAATTCCTTCAAGGGAAGAACGTGCCGCTGCCGAAGACAAAGGTCAGCGGCATGTCGGTAACGACGCCTGACATCAGCACAAAGCGCACTCCCCGCTACATCCCTCGCGTGTTCTACAACGGCGAGATTTTGTTCTGCGCTACCGATGGCTACTACCCGGTGCTGCGTTACTGCGGCGGCTACCAGAACCAGTCTTCCGCGTTTGAGTTCACTGACCCGACCAATGGGCTTGGAAACGTCTTTGATGATGGTGGTTCGTACGCCAACCTCTTGAACAACGGGCAGACGTTTGTTGGAGGCCAATACTGGATGCCTCGGACTAACGGATGCGCTCACCCGTCATGGCGGATTACCCGGAAAGACGCGACGAGCGCTAACCGTTACCCGCTGGAGTCTGGGTTTGTAGCCAACGCGCAGACCAGCACCCCCGTTATTCACTGGACTTCGCTGTTCGGCGTTGCGTGGGCTGCGCAAGAGATCACGTCGGAAGGGAAAGTAAGCATCGCAAAGAGCACGGGTGCGATTACCTATTCCGTTGGTGAACACCCGGACAAACTGCTGATGACGCAGACGGACGCGCCGTACCCGTGGATGCACGACTGCATTCACGTTGAGAAGGTGGCCGGGCTGGAGTGGGTTCAGGCCCCGCTAGTCCAGAAGGCCGTTACGTCTGCTGGGTTATTCCCTTCGGGCGTAACCAACGCCAACTACTCCATCACCCGCCGTCTCGGATTCCGAGACATTGCCGCTCACAACTCGTCGCTCTGGGGTGCCGGGTCGGTAACTAATCCGTCGCGGGTCTGGTACACGGAGTCAAACTGGAACCTTGCTCTCCCCCCGGAACTCGGTGCGCCGAACTGGAACTACGGCACTGATCCGTTCATCAACCGCCGCTCTGGACGGATGCGCTACGTCGATGTGCCCGGCGAGAACACGGACGAGATCATCGCCATTCTTTCCACTGACTCACCGCTGCTGGTGCTGAAGAACAACACTGTTCACGGCATCTACGGCGCGTTTCCGAACTACACCCAGAACCTCCTGTCTTCTGGGACTGGATGCCTTGACGTTCGCGGGGCGATCAGCGTCGACGGCTACGGCGCGTATTGGGCCGGGCCAAACGGGATCTACTCGTACCGCAAGGGGAAGATCACCAACATCACCAGCAAGAAGGTCAACACGGAATGGAAGCGCCGGATCAAGGCGTACCGCACCGACAAAGACACTGACAACGTCATTGCCCTCGGCATCTCTAACGACCACCTGATCGTGTCTTGTTCCGTTGGCGCAACTGGCGCTAAGGACGAGTGGGTGTGGACGTACAACCTTGCCACCGGGGCATGGGCAGAGATGACCAACATGGGGGCACGCTATTTCTGGAACGTCGTTACTAACGCCGGAATTGAAGCAACGCTGGCGACCCTCACTGGCGGCAATGTGGATCGGCGTCCGGTCAACATCAAGACTGCGCTGGACATGAGCGGCGACCCCGCTGACGGCAACTCCGTTATTCCGTACATGCGCGTGGAGACGGGGTCGACTGTTGATGGCGACAAGACGCCGTCTCGGGACAGTCGACTGACCGAGGTCCGACTGGACACGACGCTGGACGACAACGAGAAGACCGGAACAACGGTTGAAGTGGTCGTGACAGCGTCAAGCGGAATAGATCAGGTTGGGAAGATCGAGCAAAGCGTCGGCAAGATGACCTCGGCTGCTGATGGCTTCACTCATCAAAAGCGTTTCCATGCAGGGCTTTCCGGCCGGGACAACCGTGTTCGTGTCACGGTGACCGGGGTCCACGCGGACAACCGACTGATTGCCCTGAACGAAATCGGGGTGTCTGTCCGTTCCCGCAGGCCAGAAGTATGAGTATTCTTCCCGCAGCGGAATAAGGAGTAGCGGTGGCTCTTACGCCGATGAAGTACAAGAAGTGGCTGAATTACCACGGTCTGAGATCGACCGCGGCAAACGCGAAGCGCTACCGCGCTTACACCCAGCAGGCGCGTTTCCAGACTCCGGCTCCCGCCGCTGCTGCCCCTGCTCCGCCACCCGCCCCCTCCCCTGCACCACCGGCGCAGTTCATCAAGGATCCGGATTGGGTAGCCCCGGTGGATCAGGCGCAAGAAAACCTGATCCAGTCGTACAAGGAGTCGCGCGACGGAACTAAGGGCGTCTACAACGCAAAGCGTCTTCAGGCTGCCGACGCTCTGCGTACGCAGATGGAGCGTGCCGGACTGTGGCGCGACGCGAACTACACCACGGTGGACAAGGAGGACGGCAACAAGCAGTACCAGTTCGGTGACCAGAAAGAAGGCACCGCGTACGGCGACGCCTTCAGGACGGCGTCTCAGCAGGCGGGACAGCGCGGCTTCAGTTCTTCTTCCGACCGATGGGACGACTGGCTCAACCGCCGCAGCGGCCTGAACAAGCAGGCTGCGTCGGCACGCGAGGCGTACCAGAGCACGCAGACCGAACTTGCAACAGGACAAAACGACGCATGGAAAGAGTACGACCGGGCGATGAACAGCGCTCAGTCGGCGTACAACACATGGAAGGGTGACCGCCAGCAGGGCGTAGTGGAGAACCCTGCATACGCCCAGTTTGTTGCAGCCCAGAACGAGGCTCCCCCCAGCGACGATGCCGGAGCCTCAGCAATCAACGCGCTGAACCGTCAGGTGTTCGCAACCCTGCCGGGGATGAAACATTTTGCCCGCTACGGAAAGCGGGTCAAGGCGAATGACTTCACTGGAGCAACCGGGACCTACTCGCTGAACCGAGCCGGTAACGGAAAGTGGCTGTTCCGGTGGGGATGATCGTCAACAAGCCCGGCCCCGGCTTCACCCGGTCCTCGGAGGCCGGGGCCGGGACCCGCACGAAGGGAACAAAGTAGATGGCACGCTGGAAGCCGCCAACGTATGACCCCGGCAACGTCGGTGCGTTTGTCGCTCAGTCGTACGGCAAGAACAAGAAGTTGGCTGACACCATCTACAAGCGCCTGCGCTCAAAGGGCGCCCGCTTCTACCTAGACGGCAACACCAACAAGTACGCCCGCGTCACCAACAAGGTGAAGAACGAGCGGCCTGACGGCTGGGGTACTAGCACTGAGGTTGCCGGTGGCTGGTGGGAGAAGCCGAACCTTGACTCCTCGGTGTGGGAGATCGGGCAGAACACGGCCGGTCGTTATTTCGCTCGCAAGCCCACGCTGGAACAGCAGATGACGCCGTACGAGCGGGCGAACCTTGCGTACTTCGACACGAAGACCGACGCAAACGTGGGGTCGATCAGCAGCCAGTACGACACCTACATCACGCAGGCTGACCAGCGGGGAACGGATTACACCAACGCGAACAGCAGCCTTCAGAAGTTGATTGAGGATTCGGCTGGGCCAGCGCTCACCACTAATCAGGAAGGCGTTGCTGCCGCCGATACAGCAACTCGCCGTGCGCAGGCGCAGGCAGCAGAGGCCGTCGCGTCAGCAAACCCGCAGGAGAACTACTACAAGAACATGGGCGCGGCAGCGCGTCAGGCTCAGGCCAACGCCGTCAGCACCGCAAAGAGCAAGGCGCTGGAACAGCGCATGAAGTTGGTCGCAAAGATCAACGAGTCTGCAACCGAGCGCCGCACCGCGAAGTACGAGGCAGACCAAGCGCTGAAGCAGGCGCAGGCAAAACTGCGCGGCCAGCAGTTGTCCTTCATGGGTCAGTTGTACGGGACGCAGGCGGGCATGGCCAACGCCCAGTTGCAGTCCAGTACGTCGCTTGCCAACAACGCATCCGACAACCAGACGCAGCAGGCGATTGCCAACCTGCAAGCCAGTGTCGACCTTGCCACATCCACTGGCGGCGGCAGCGGCAGCGGAGGCGGCTCAGGCAGCGGTAGGTCGTCGACCGGCGCTACCCCGTCTAGTTACCAAGAATGGGTCAAGGCAATCCCGCGCGTAATGGACGGGTCTTTCCAACTGAAGCCGAACCCGGACTACATCGACTCCCAGCAGTCGCCCGGTGAGAAGCCGTACCTAGAAGTCGCAACGGGGCAGCCGATGGGCTGGGGTCCGCTGATCTCTCAGGGCGTTGATCTCTTTGGGCCTGAGTACGCGACCCGCATCGCGCAGCAGGTAATCAACTCCACGCCTTCGCTGAGGAAGATTTCCCAGTGGCGCCCTTCGCCCAAGACAGGCAAGAAGCAGGTGAAGGCGCAACAGACGAGAACACGGCAGAGAGCAAACATGCGGAAACTGCTGTACACGTCGCTGGTCAACGCAGGCACGAACCCTGCCGAGGCAACCAAGATCGCCAACCGCTACTTCGGCAAGTAGGCAACAGTGCCTTTCGTAGACGGGCGCTGGGTTGAGCCAAAGCGGAAGCGGGTCAAGCCAAAGCGGGTAGGCCGAGGCAGGGTCAGGGGACAGCGGGTGAACCCGAGGGACCCGCGCCCAGTGAACATGCGTGGCGCTGGGTGGGGCAGCCCGGAGATGCAAGGGCTTATCACCCGTGATGCAAACCGCGAGTTCCCTGTTCGGGACGCGCTGAAGACCACGTTCGGCTTTATGCTGGCGCCGCTGATCGACGCAAACCACCGGTCATCAGCAGCAACAGACGCAATTATTTCGCTGGCAATGGGCGACACCGGCAGGGCAAAGGAAGCGGCCAAAGACGTTTACCTGATGTCTCCGGGTGGAGCGGTCGTCGAAGCGACGAAGGGTCGCCCGCGGCAGTTGACGATGCGCCCCGCCGTGGGTTCGGTGACGAACACCTACATAACCCCGTGGAGTCCGATCCGTCAGAAGTTGCTCCCAGACGGGAGCATCGCAAAGGACATCTTCATGTCCGGCGGGTCGTACCTTGCTGGCGACACCATCGGAGACTTCATTCACGACACGTCCGCAACGATCGCCCTTGATCCGATCAACGTCATTCCGGGTCTGGGCGGGGCAAAGAGCGTTGCGAAACTGGCCGCGGCAGACCTCGTAAAGAAGTCCTCCCGCGGTGTGCGTAGAAACATCGTTGACGCGAGACGCGCTGACGCGATGCGGAACATCCGGCGCGGACCAAACGAGCGGACTACTGCAACACGGAACCCGGCTTCTATCGGCGCAGATGACTTTGTCCCGCAGGGGCAGGCAGGCGGGTTTGTCAACACGGGCCCGACAAACCTTGACCTTTGGCAGTTGCGCATGGGCGGGAGGAACGCCCTTACGCCAACAGGCAAGGTGGCAACCAACACCCCGAGCAAGGCAAAGGCTCCAGTTGGCTTTTCTTCCGACGTAGAGCGTGCTGCGGCTCACGGCCTGCCTGACACACAGACCGGCGCAGTTCTCCTCAACAACGAACTGAACGCTGTGCAGAGGGCGATTTACGCCGACGCCCTCAACGCTTTCAAGCGTTCACCGACTATGTCGAACCGTTCCGCGCGATCCTTCTTGGGGCTTGGGGGGACGCTCGGTGACATGCCGAATGCAGCGTGGTTTCGCCAGCAGATGCGCGAAGGGAACATCCCGTGGCTCCCCGGTCGGACTGGTGCAACGATCGACAACGCAATGAGCGCTGCTGGTGAGTCGCCCATCTTCCTGCCGAACGCACGCAAGTGGCTGCGCAACGAGTTCACCCGGTACGGCGAGTTGAGCAAGACCGGGGCTGGCGTTTGGGAACTTTCTAACGCAGGACGCGCAGCGCGTGACAGGGCAGATGACGCATCCGACAAGTCGTACCAAGTCCGCGGTGTGGACTTTTCCAAGCGCGTACGGGGGAACGCAGACTCCATCTCTGAGTTGTCCGCACGCGAGGGTGCGCCCGCCGTCAAGTACGGGGTGGAGGACGCAGCCGACGCGGTGACGCTGGAAGCGATCACGCCACAGTGGGCCGATGTCTTGCTGCGTGAGAACCCAGAGCAGTTCAGCGCAATGAGCAGACAGGCGCTTGAAGACGTTGCCTACGAGAACCTGCGAACCCTGCTCCGAAACAACTTTGGGCGCGATGTCCCGTCACGTCAGGCAGTGCGCACGCACCTTGCGGAAGACGTGAACTACATGCGTAAGTCGCTGGCCGAACTTGACGCGGCAGAGATGGCGGCTGGCCTTCGCCGCGGGCAGCGTGAGTTCTACGTCCCGCAGATGCGAGCGTTCCGGAACAGGCGCAACCGTCGTTCTGTTCGTTTCTACGATCAGAGCGCACAGGCTCAGGGACTTTCCCGGTCAGAGACGTTCCGTCCCCGCGAACGGAAAGACATCGGCGGAACAGCCGCCAACAACCCGAACCAGACCGCGGCTTCCATGCACAGCCGTGTCATCGAAAGCCTCGGGCTTTATCTGCGAACCCCCGACCAGCCCGGCGGGATTGGCATCCTGCCGGAACTCAACTTCCTGAACCTGCTCCGGATGCGCCAGCGTGACCACGCTGGTCTGATGGCGAAGAACACCATCAACAGCGCGTTGGCGCAGCGGTACGGAAAGACGCTAGACGTAGCGAACAGCCGGGCGGCTATCGCAGCAGAGGAACGCATTGCACGGGCAAAGGCAGCGCTGGATGCAGCCGAGTCCGAGTGGCAGGCAATGAGAGGGCGCAGGCGCACGAAGGAAGATGTAGCGCAGGCGCAGGCGGCAGTCCGCGACGCACGCGAGAACTACGAAGGAGTCCTACGCGAAACGCGGGCAAACCGCGGTGTCACCGACGCCGAGGCCGACGCGATGGTTGCGCTGGACGAGGCACTGGCCCGCCCGATCCGCAATGCGGACGAGGTCCGGGCGGCAGAGGCAGCGCTTGAAATCGCTCAGAACGCCAACAAGCCGCGCGAACTGGACAACCTTGACTTCCCGCTGGAGCGCCTGCTGGACATGCGCAAGCGTGCTGTGCGGAAGGGCTGGAGTACTGAAGACCTTGACCGCCGCATTGCGGCGAAGGTCATCGACCCTGTCACCCAGATGTCGCGGTTCCTCGGTCGTGGACCCGCTGCGCGTGAGGTTCGCAGGCTGGAGCGCGAACTGAAGAAGTCGTACGACGAACTTCTCATTGCAGAGAACAGGTTGTTCAACACGCGGGCGAAGGACCCGGTCCACGTTGCTGACGAGATCTACGGGCTGCTGGCCCGCATCGTTGACGCCGACGAGACATTGCAGCGAGCGCTCACCTACCGCGAAGTCGCGCTGCAAAGGACGTTTGCTGGAGGCAAGGTTTCCGGCAAGAAGGGCCGCACCCGCAAGAACCCGAAGACCGGGGCGACCACTACCAGTTCCACCGTGGGCCGTGGTGGACTGAAGAAGCAGGAGACGCAGTTCGTAGAGCGCAGCCGAGAGCGGCTGGAACTTCTGTACGCCGACTTGAACAAGATGTTGGACGTTGACTCCAGCAGCGAACTTGCCCGGTACGAGGTCATCGAAGGGAAGTTGGCCGAGGCACAGGCGCACCTTGACGACATCGACAAGTACCTTGCCCGGCGCGAAGCGCAAGTTGAGAAGCAGGTTGCTGCTGCCCGCAAGAAAGTTCAGGCTGCAAAGGTCAAGGCCAAAAAGCAGAAGGCAGCGGAAGTCGCTGCCGCCCGCCGTGGTGTTCGGGACGAGAAGAAGAAGGCGCGGGCCAACGCGACATCAGACGAACTGCGACAGGCAGAGCGCGAACTGGACGTGGCCCTTCAGGAGCGTTCGGAAGTGCTGGCTGGCCGACGGAAGATCAAGGGAACGCCGTCTGGGTTCAGGAAGATCGGCCGCGTTATTGCCGAGGAAAAGCGCCGCGCAAAGAAGGCCGACACTGCAAGGAAGAAGGTCGCTGAGGCTGAGGCCCGGCTTCTCAACATTCCGGGCGAGCGGATCAGTCAAGCGGACTTTGACGCAAACATGGCCGACGGCTGGCGGCGTCTGGGCGACAAGTTGCACTACGAGTTCACCATCGTCCCCGGCGCGACCAACAACCAGATTGAGCGGGCGCTGGGGCAGGTGTTCGGGATGGTCGGTGATCAGGGCGGTATCTACAACCTGATCAACACCACGAACACGCTGCGCGGCATGACATCAACGTGGAAGCGTCTCGCGCTGGCAACAACGGGTTATTCCATTCGCAACGCTATTGGTGACTCCATTGCGATGGTCATGGGCGGGTTTACCAACCCAGAGTCGCTGGCTGTCGCCTACAAGATCTTCAAGCGGAACGCGAAGACTGGCGAGTACAAGCACACCGGCCGTATCGGGTCTGGGTACGGCGACCTGACATACGAGCAACTGCGTGAGGAAGTCTTCACGCAGCAGATCCGCCAGTCCGGTTTCGCAGGCTCCGACGTTCAGCAAGCGCTGAACAAGATCACCAAGAGGCACGCCGACCTCCACATCCTCCCGAAGAAGATCAACGGTGGTGTGCTGCGGGTCCACGGACCCAGCATCCCCGGCCGCGGTGAATGGGCAACGCGCCTGTACAAGATGAACGAGAGCCGAGAGAACTTCGTTCGCACCGCGATGTACGTTGAGAAGCGCAGGCAGGGGCTTGACCCTCTAGTCGCTCAGTCCGAAACGATGAAGTGGCTGTTCGACTACGGCGACGTTGCACCGATGATCTCAGCGCTGCGCCGGTTCTGGATCCCGTTCATCGTGTGGCCGTCGAAGATGTACCCGCGGGTCATTGAGGCTTACCTGACCAACACGAAGATCTTTGCTTGGTACAAGGACATCGCTATGTCCTCGCAGCAGGCAGCCGAGAAGATGTATGGGGCGCAGATCGAACTGGATGAGTGGGGCGTCCCGACGGAAACCAGCACCATGTTCGCTGTTCCGCTTCCCGGGTTCTTGGAGCCGCTTATCGGCGGTGCGGCTGGAGCCATCGGTGCAGCAAACCCGCCAGTCTATTCCGGTCGGTCTTCTCTTCCGTTCGCCGTGCTGGATGACTGGTCCCCGTCGTACGCCCCGATCGCTGATGACCTTCCGCTGCCACTCCGCGTTCCGGTCAGCACCTTTGCTTCGATCGGCGCCAGCGCTAATCCGTTCGCACAGTTTGTTGCCCAGCGGCTCGGCTACGACCCACGGGCACGCGACACGCGCAACCCGAAGGGCGTGCGGGCTGCCGGTCCGCTCACTTCCCGCATTGCCGACTTGACCATCGGCACGCTCGGCGGTGACGACGAGAAGGGCGGTAAGAACCTGTTTGGCGCGAGGTTCGACCCCTCCTACGAAAACCAGAGCGGCGATTCCTACTCAGCCATCAGCAAGACCCTTTCCGACTTCATCGGGCTGTACCCACCTCAGCGCCAGATCGAAGGGCTTGTCGGTTTCTCCGGCCTGTCGGACAAGATCGGCAGCGGCGAAATCGACATGGCTCGGTGGCAGCAGGCAGGCAGCAGGCAGTTCACCGGGCTGGACATCAAGCCAATCGACATTGCAAAGGCAAGAGCCAGATTCCTGAAGTACGGTCCCTGACGTGGCTGACCAACGCACAACACAACTGGCCGACTTCTTCCGCAGGAAGGGGTCACCCCTCGCCTCGTACGCGCAGGATTTCGTCAACGTGGCCGACCAGTACGGGCTGGACTACCGCATCCTCCCTGCTATCTCGGGAATCGAAACGCAGTTTGGGAAGACCGGCGTCGGGGCCAGCGGCCCGTTCGGTTACGGATCTGCGACTTCGTACGGCAATCCGCGCAACGCAATCCAGATCGCAGGCAAGGCGCTGGGCGCCAACGCCGATACGTCCGGAATGCGGGCGTACTACAAGAACGCCAAAACCATCCCCGAGATCGCCCGCATCTGGGCGCCGGTCGGTGCCAGCAACGACCCGAACGGAACTAACGGCGGCTGGCCGTCGGCAGTAAGCCAGTTCTTCCGCGAACTCGGCGGCAACCCGTCATCAGCAGTGCGCGGGCTGGGGCCGGGCGGGGCCGGGCTTGCGTCGTCAGACCTGAGCGCAGCAGCAACGGACGCTGCAAGCGGGGCGCCAAAAGGAATAGCCACGATTAGCCTGCCTGACCCTGCGGCGATGCAGAAATGGCTGAAGGAGTCAGAGAACTGGGCTTTGGGCGGAACAACGTCGCCAAAGCGCACGTTCATGTCCTACGCCGATGAGCAGGCAGAGCAGAACAAGGAGAAGCCGAAGGAGCCGGACTTCAGCGCCTTGTACGGCACGCTGACCAAGAACATGGGCCAGATGGCGTCGACTGCGACTACACCGCAGGAAACCTTCACCAACGTGACCGCGCTACCCGAGGGGGCCGTGGACAGCGGCAAGGTGGTTCGCGGTGGAGAAGGCGGGAACTGGGGCGGGTCGCTGCCGATCGCGCTTCAGTTGCAGCGCCTTAGCGGCATCACGCCCAGCAGCCAGAAGCGCAGCCGCCGTATTACGGCGTCTAACAACACCAGCGACCACTGGGAAGGGTCTACTACCTCTTACGCCATCGACCTGCCGGGAAGGCCCGGAGACGGCCGCACAGACGCCGCTGCGTCGCGCATCGTCAAGGCACTGGGCGGACCCGACAACTGGGGCGCTACCGGCGGCACCTACAACGGCAAGATCGGCAACTACCGGGTGCAGGTCTTGTGGAGGACCAACACCGGCGGGAACCATCACGACCACATCCACATCGGGGTTCGCCGCCAGTAGCATTTGCGGGATTAGCCGTGGGTAGCACTTTGACTTCCTGAATCTCAGCCAGTATGTTCCCGTCTACACGACGACAGGAACTTACATGGGACAGGCAGGAAGCAGAGTCGTGACAGAGATCAAGCAGGTCACCACAAACCGTGGTGTCCGCTGGTACGAGGTCACGCAAAGCGAGTGGTCGGACGACGGGGTTGTGCAGTTGAGCGACCCGGTCCGGCTGTACTCAGTGACGACGTTGATCAGCCGCGGCATTCCGAAGCCCGCGCTGGTCAACTGGGCTAAGAAGTACACAGCCGAGCAGGCGTACGACAACTTCGACGTACTGGCGCTACTGCACGAGAAGGGTCAGCGCGAGGAAGCCATCGACCTGCTGAAGCGCTACCCCGACCGCAAGCGCGACATGGCTGGCGAGGTCGGGACGGCGGTGCATAACGCCATTGAGCAGTTGGGTGACGCCCGCCACGTTGGCGACGTTGCCACGCTGATGCAGAGCCTTGACGACGAGGTTCGCCCGTACGTCATGCAGTTCCTCTCCTTCGTGGAGGACGTGAACCCCGAGTTCATCGTGCAGGAAGCAACCTGCTGGAACGCATCAGCCGGATACGCCGGGACGCTTGACGCCATCGTGAACATTGGCGGCAAGGTCGGCGTGTTCGACATCAAGACCGGACGCGCGTACCCGGAGGCAGCGCTTCAGTTGGCTGCGTACCGGGCAAGCGAGTTCGTTATGGACAACGACGAGCCGGTTCCGACGGAGTCGTACGGGATCGAAACGTCGTGGGTCTTTGACGTGAGTCCGGACGGCTGGCGGCTCATTGAGGTCGACAGCGGGCCGGAGGTACAGCGCATGTTCATGCACGTCCGCGAAGTTGGCGGGCGATGGGCATACGGGCTGGAGAAGGAAGTCTTCGGAACAGAGCAGTCAGGAAAGGCTGCGGAATGACCACTAGGACACTGGAGTTCAAGAAGATGATCAGCATGAGGAAGCAGCAGCAGGAAAACGCCGAGGTCGTGGAGATCACGCCCGCGGACGCACAGCGCTATCTGAACAACAACCAGAACAACCGCAAGCCGCGTATGACCGTGGTTGAGCGGTATTCCCGAGACATGAGGGCCGGGAACTGGTCGCTCACGGGCGAGTCGATCACCATCGACGCGAACGGAAACCTGCTGAACGGGCAGCACCGCCTTATGGCGTGCGTCCGGGCGGGAGTTCCGTTCACCACGGTGTTGGTCACCGGCGTGACGCCCAACGCATTCAAGGACATCGACACCGGAACAAAGCGGACCATTGGCGACATGCTCATGCTGATGGGGCACAAGGACCACAACGCCCGGGCAGCGGTGCTGTCCTTCGTCTGGCGATGGGAGAAGGAGGGCCTGCGCGACACCGCGAACCGACCGACCCACGCCGAGGCAGCGAGGTACATGGAGGAAAACCCGGCCCTGTTCAACGGGTGGATGGGTCGGCAGGGCTACCTGCGAACGACGGCCGTCAACTCCTTCAACTGGATGGTGCGGAAGTACGCAATGAACACGTCCGGGTTACTGGACGAGTTCTGGGAGCCGATCAATTCCGGCATCGGAATGACAGCGGGCGACCCGCGCATCGCACTGGTGAAGTGGATGCGCAACCGTCACACGCACCGGCATGGGAGCAGCGACCCCGTCACGTCCACCGTGGAGACGGCGCTGATCATCAAGACGTGGAACAAGTGGATCCTGAACGTCCCGGTGCAGCGCGTCCATTACAAGCCACGCGAGGAGTTCCCGGGCATTCTGGACATGAACGGCAACCTCGTAGTGAGGCCGTTCTAATGAGCGACGAAAGCGACAACCTTCCCGAGAAGCGACTCCCAATGTCAGAGATCGCTCGCATCGCTAAGGCGGCGGCGGACGCAGGCTGGGCGTCCTCCGCCGGTTCGGCCGGGGTCAAGTTGGCTGCTGCGCAGTCACTTGGTCTCGCGCCGGAAACCGGTCTGTGGCACATCGAAGAAGTAAAGGGCCGACCGATGGTCAAGCCCGAAGCGCTGCGCGGGCTGATCAACAACAGCCCGAACGTGGACTACGAGATCGAAACCAGCCGCGAGCAGGCCACGGTCACCATCTGGCGCAAGTCGAAGCGCACCGGGGAATGGGAGGCGATGCCGCCCGTGGCCTTCACGATCGACGACGCAAAGAAGGCGGGGCTGACAAAAAACCCCGCATGGACAAACTTTCCGGCAGAGATGCTGGCTGCCCGCGCTACGTCTCGTGCGGTCCGCCTGTACTGCCCGGAGGTCGCCATGAACCTTCCCGTCGGTGACCCCGACCCCGAGGACTACGCGCACCCGCGTGCAGACCTCGGGGACCAGCCGGAGATCCCGACCGAGACTGTGCGCGTCAGCGAGCCGGAAACTGACGAGCCGGTGCTGGGCGAGATCGTCGAAGAAGGGAACGACACCGATGAAGTTGTTGTGGTGGAGGAACCGCCCGTGGAGGCGGAGGCCGTTGCGGTTGAGTTCATCACGCAGGCGCAGATCCGTCGGCTTTGGGCAACCGCCCGGGAAGCAATACCGGAGGACACGCAGGCCACGCTGAAGCGGATCGTCAAGTGGCTGTGCAAGGTGGAGTCCACGAAGGAGATCAGGACCGACGCCTACGACATGCTCATCACCGTGGTGGAGTCGTGGCCTGAGTCTTTGGAAATGATGGAAAACGCTGAGGGGGAGTAGTGAGCGAAAGGCTCATAACAATCAAGGAAGCAGCAGAGACTATGCGGCCCGACCTAGAGGGTCGGGCCGCGTACCAGTGGATGTGGCGCAACGTCCGCTTGAAGAACATCCCTGCCGTCAAGATTGGTCAGCGCTGGTATCTGACCGAAGCCGACATGCAGAAGATCCTCACTCCGAATGACGAATCCGACGACGAGTGACGAACTGACGAGTGACGATCTCCGAATCGTCAATCGCCAGATGCTTTCTGTTCCGCAAGTTGCCACCTACATGAACGTCTCTCAGGCAACCGTTCGTAGGTGGATCAAGGGTGGCCTTGTTCCGTTCGTCAAGATCGGAACGCGCTACCGAATCCCCGCCGCGACTTTCGCTGCGGAGTACGTCAATCAACCAGTTGAGACTTCGGAAGACGAGGTCAGAGAGAGGTTGATTGCCATCATTACTCACGTCGCAGGCACGGAATACGACATCGACGGTGTCGCAACCGTGAGCCGTGACGTGGACGACCTGTAAGCAAGCAAGAGGTTCACTGTATGAGGAAGTTCGTAATCGCGGCCACCGCACTTCTGATCCCCCTCGCGGGAACCAGTCAGGTTGCGATGGCAGACCACAAGTCGAAGCCATGCGCGAAGCATCCGGTGAAGATCGACTCCGAGCGCACCCGGTCAACTGTTACCCGGGCCGCTTGCATGAAGCAGTGGAAGAGGACTCACACTGCTTACCCGAAAAAGCCGACGTGGAACGAGGCGCTGAAGCGCACGTCGCCCACGGAGCAGGCGGTGATGTACCGCATCGGCGTGTGCGAAATGGGCACGCGCTCCCCCGGGTACAAGAAGCCACCGACGAAGGGGCACCCGCCTGCGAAGAGCAAGTGGGCAAAGTTGCGCTGGGGCCTTGATCTCCCCCGGTACTCGTCGGCGTTCGGAATCTGGAACGGAAACGGGCGCTACATCAACTCGGCAACGGGGTACTCATTCCCCGGGGCCACCCCCGCCGAGGGCCTTATGGGGGCAGTAGCACTTGCCCGACGGTACGGCTTTAGCGCATGGGCTTGCTACTAGGAGCAAAGTGATCAGCAACACCTTCCTAACGGCGCTCGCGGTGATCGCGGTGATCGGAATAGTCATCGTCGCTATTGCGGAGATGCACGACGATCGTGCGCACCGCGTGCGCCGGAAGGCGGAAAGGGATTGGCACCGGAATAAGGAGCGTGAACATCTGAATCGGATGGAACGCGACTGGTTTGCTGATCCAGAGCATGAGGACCCGGATGACCTCATCCGACTGGAGAACGAGAAATGAACTGGAACCCGTTGAACCCCGCAGGGTTTGAGGGCTGGATACTGGTCGGCGCGATCCTCCTGTGTGTCGGGGCTGGAATCTGGATGTGGTACGACGGTGAGTGAATACGAGAGCATGTTCACCCTGTTCATACCCGGTGAAATCCGGGGCATGGGCAGACCGCGGGTTGCGTCGCGGGGGAAGTACGCCCGCGTCTACACCGCGCCAAAAGATGTGGAATCACAGCAGCGCGTGGAGTTGGCGTGGCGCGAGGAAGGGATGCCGCGCCTGCCGGACGACTGCTACTGGTCCGTTCGCGTGGAGGCGTCGTTCACAAGGCCAAAGGGGCACTTCAAGAAGAACGGCGAACTGTCAGCGGAAGGGCTGCGCAAGCCCTACCCGGGTATCAAGCCAGACGCGGACAACCTGCTGAAGATGGTGACTGACCCGATCGTTGCTGCTGGCGGTGTTCCAGACGACGCCCGCATGGTCAATGTCCGGGTCACAAAGCGGTGGTCGATCAACGACAAACCGGGAACCTACGTTGAGTTCGGAATGGTGAACCCAGAATGACGCTGCATCCACTGGAAAGCACTTACGCCGAAGCGGCAGATAATTTCGACCGGCATCGTCGTGCGAACGGAATGCCGAGCGTGAGTGACCTGCAAGCCCTGTACGACCTGACCTTCGCGGTTTCTGTGCGAAACGGCATCTGCGATTTCTCGCGCAACTTGGACGATGAGTGGGTGGCCAACTGCCACCTGCGGATCGACAACACCACGGTGCATGTGCAGGCCAGCGGCAAGACGTTGGAGGACTGCGCAACGAACGCGCGAAAAGTCTTGCAGGACAAGATCAGGGCACAGGGGACCGGCTTCTATGACTGACAAGAACAAGACGCTGTTCGACGACTTGCCTGAACTGGACTACCCACCGGACGTGGATTACCTAGTACAGCGCGAGGGTTCGTTCACTCAGGAAGCCGACGCCCTGTACGCCGTGTACGAGGCGCAGGCCCCGGCACAGTTCCGGGTATTCGTGCGGCGGGCGCGGCGCGACGTGGTTGCGTTGATCGCCACGCTGGAGAAGGAGGCCGACGCGCTGGCCGACATTATTCTTGACCCAGATGAGGAGCAGGGGTAGGGTCCCCGACCCACTCTCAAAGAAAAAAGGAGGGCACCACAAGCCCCTTGTGATGCCCTCCCGGTCGGTTAGAGCGCAGATTCTCTGCCGACTGCGACTAGGAGCGTGAACCTCCATGCCGAAGGCAAAGAGTAGCAACATCCCCCTCGGTTCGGGTCTGATCCTCCAGATCACCACCGAATCCGAGGACACCATCACAGAGGCGCCAGCGGTAACGCTGTGGGTTACGACCAGCGAAGGCGCCGCCAGTTACGCATTGACGTTCCACCCCGAGGAAGCGCAGCGGGTTGGCGCCGCGTTGGCGGCAGCAGCCATCGCGCTCCCGCAGCGCTGCTCGTTCGTGTTCCGCGACAAGCGGGTTGCACAACGTGCCGGGCAGCCGGTGGATCACAAGCGCCGATGCATGAACCCATCCGTGGGGAGAAAACTGGACGGCCGCTACTTCTGCGAGACGTGCCGGGAGCGTTACCGGAACTTCGGTGACGCCGCGTGAACGACGAGACGCAGGCCGAGAAGACGTGCCAGACACCGGGGTGCAATAACCCGACAGGGTTCTGGCCAGATTTGTGCCGGGCGTGCGACATCAAGGCGCTTGACGAAACGACGCAGGATGTCTGAGTTCAGCCTGACGGAGTGGCAGGAAGCCCTGCGAAGCGCTGGGAAACAGGTAATACGAAGGGGAAACGGCGCAATCGCGCAGTGCCCCGCCCATGACGACGGCCGTCCGTCTTTATCAATCACCGCGGTGCCCGACGGATCGCTGGTTCACTGCCACGCGGGATGCGAGTACTCCGACATCGCGCGGAGCGTGGGCTTTGAGTTCTCCAGCCGGGCGCAGGAGAAACTTCAACAGGCAGCGGAACAACGCCTGCGCGAATCACGGACCGATGTCCACTACATCTACACCACTGCTGACGGCGAGCCGGTCGTGCGCGTCACCCGCAGCCCCGGCAAAGAGTTCCGCCAGTCGCACTGGGACGGGCAGGGGTGGGCCAATGGCCTGAACGGGCACGTCGCCCCCTTGTACCGGCTGCCGGATGTCGTGCGCGTCACACGCGAGGGCGGCACCGTGTACCTGACGGAAGGCGAGAAGGACGCAGATGCGCTCGTTGATGCGGGCGTGACCGCCACCACCACCGCAGGCGGCGCCCAGCGCAAGTGGATTGACGAGTGGACTGAGGCATTGCGCGGCGCGTCTGTGGTGATCGTGCGCGACAAGGACGACGTGGGCAAGGCCCGCGCGGATCGCCTGTACAAAGTGCTGCATGAGGGCGCCGGTCTGGAAGTAACGATCGTTGAGGCCCGCACTGGCAAGGACGCATGGGACCATCTGGCCGGAGGCGCCACCGTTGATCAGTTCGTGCTGGTCCGGAGTAGCGGCAAGTCCGAGGACGAGATTGCCGCCGAGGAACTGAACATCAAGATGCTGGATGTGGAGGCGATGCTTGCGTCTCCACCTCCCCCGATCGACTGGGCGTGGGACGGAATAGCAGCACGCGGGTCACTGGCGATGGTGTTCGGCGCAGGCAAGACCGCTAAATCGTTCCTTGCAATGGAGTACATCATCACCGCCCTGAACGGTGGGGGGACCCTGCTCGGCAGATACGTCAATCCCGCCCAATGGGCACTGATGATCGACGCCGAGAACGGCGAGCGCCGACTGACCATGAGGCTCTGGGAGTTCGGGGTCCCTGACAAGACAAAGAATGCGCTGCACGTCGCGGACGCGATGGGCGCGAATCTTGCTGACCCACGGACGTATGAATGGGTCAGCAATAAGATCGAACGCATACGCCCGGTCGGCCCCGGGGTGATCTTGTTTGACTCTGTGACCGCGCTGCGCGACGTGGGAACCGACGACGAATGGCGTGCGTCAGTCGTGCGCAAGTTCATCAACAGAATCCGCGCCTTGATCCGACCGCAGGACGTTGGCCTGTTTATTCACCATGAGAATGGCGAGGGCCGCATGTCGGGGTCCCGGGACTGGCGCAACGGATCAGATGCCGGGCTGCGGCTGGAGAAGTCGGTGGCGCACGAGGACGAGCAGGCGTACATCAAGGCGACGCTGGACTTCAGCCGCGACTCAGAAGACGGGATGGTTGTCGGCCGATTCCGCTTGAAGCAGGTCGAAGAAGGCGACACGGCCCGCGAGGGCCAGTCGGTGATGATCGACGAACTGGGCGAAGACGACGCTGGCGTGACACGCGCACAACATGATGCGAATGTATCCGCGCTGCGCGACGAGAACTACATCTCCGCGCTGATCAGCGGACTGGACGACGCGCACAACCACGGTGTTCCGTTCGGTGAGGCTCCATCGCGCCGGGAAATAACTGGGCTGAACCCCTACCTTCGTGCGGCTGTCGCGCGTGCGGTGGAGGAAAAGTCGCTACTGGACCCGACTAATTCCATGCTGGACAACCCGTCGAAGCACAACAGCACGAAGGCGATGTTGCAGAGTGCCCTCGCCCGGTGGTTCTCCCGTCCGGACGAGGGCACTTTGATCGACTAGAACGGAGCGTCGTCGTCCGGGTCGATCCCGGCGTTCATCACCGTTTGTGCGCTTTCCACAGCCAGCGCATACGGCCAGAACTGCCGCCCCGATGACGACTCACGCATCTCCGTCCCACGCATGATGCACAGCGTGTCGCCGGTCTGCGGGTTCTTCTCATCCCACAGCCTGCGCAGCGCAGCGTTGTCCGTGCCCACACGCACCCGGGACCCATCCTCTTTCGTAATGACGGCGAAGTGCCTTACCTCGCCCTCACGACTGTTGAAGGTCCCCTGATCCGACAGCACACCGATCACGGTGGTGTCGTCCTCACTCCAGCGATGCCACGGAATGTCCGTAGTAGCGCTAGCGCTCTCGCTCAGTTCCTTCTGCGCCTGAGCGATAAGTGCCTCAGTGTCCATCTGGTCCTCTTTTCCTTGTCGTCCCCGAAAGGACCGTTGAAAAGTTGCCACAAACGGCGGCTTCGGCCGCTGCCCGCCGCCCTCCTCGGGCTAGGGCGAGGCCGAGCCTAGTAGCAAAAGTCAGAAATGCAAGTGATTTGGTCCATCTGACGTTTATTCATTTTTGCGGTATTTGCGGGTAATGACGGTAGGACCCATTATGGGACCCTTTTTTTCCGTCGGGTTATTTGACCTGTTGGTTGTTCGTCCGGACGGACTTCGCGCCTGTGTGTGAACGGGTCCGTTGGCTGGGTATCCTCCCCCGACGAGGGACCCGCCCGCGCCCGCCACCCCCCGGGGGGAGGGGGGGAGGGGTACGGAATAGCGCCCGACCGGACGGGACCGGGCGACCGGGGGCCGGGCCGGGCCGTCACCAGTGCGCGGGCCGGGCGGCCGTCCCGACGTGCGCCGACTGTTCCGGGGCGTCCCTGTCGCCGCTCCCGGGGCGCCCTCCCGGCGCCCGCGTGCGCAGTCCCCGCGGACGGCGCACACTGGCCACCGGCGGCGGTACAATCCGGGCACAACGAACACACCACCCGGCCGCCCACGGCCGACCCGGGAACAGCCCGGGGAGGACGGGCCGGGACGAACGAACGGAACAGGCAATGACGCACGAGACGACCACCACCGACCGCGCCGCGAAGGGCGCACCGATCACCGACACCACGACGACCCGGGAGGGCGACAGCATGATCACCGACACCACCACCGAGACGATCACGATCACCATCACCACCGACGCCCTCGCCGTCATGGTCGACGCCCTGCGGGCGCACTCCGCGCAGTGCCACCGCGACGCCGTGAAGATGTCGGAGGCGGCCGCCCGCCTCACGGCCAAGATCACGGAAGCCCACGCCGATGAGCCGCACGAATCGCTCCCGGCCGTTCTCGCACTGAACGACGTGCCCGCGATGTGGTCGCGGGTCCGCACCGCCGGGCGCGTCGGCGCCGCCGCCGACCGGGTCGCGGACGGACTCACCGACGCCCTCCGGTTCACCGACAACGCGGGCACCGACCCGGACGGCCGCCCGGGCTACCCGCCGCGGACCATCCCCGGGCCGGGCACCTGCGCCGCCCGCGTGCTGGACGAGGACGACGCGGTTCGCGTGATCGACATCGACTAGACCGCCGACCCGGGCAGGTCGCGGCCGCCGACTGGTGGCCCCGGGGTTCGATCCCCGGCCGGGTCTTCCGCCGCACTGGCGGGCACTGGAATCGAACGGAACAGGAGCAGCACGATGAAGACCACCGACCGGACCACGACCACCACGACCACCGACACCATCGACGAGAACAGGAGCAGCACCATGAACCCGACCACCACCACCGCCGCCGACATCGACCGCCGCGCCGACCTGCACCCGTGGAGTGCCCCGGACTGGTCGCAGTCCGACCGGAACGCGGCGCACCGGACCGCCCAGACGATCGCGGAGCGGGTCGTGCAGCACGGCCACGGCGACGACCTCGTGGCACTGGCCCGGACCGTCCGGGCGACGCCTCGCCGTGCCCGGCGCGGGCGCCACGACAACGCGGAGGCACTGGCGACGCTGTACATGGCCGCCCACAACGCGCACCACGGGACGCACGGCCACGAGGGCGCGGCGCTGTCGGTGCAGTCGCTCCCCGGGGAGGGGTTCCGGTGGGAGATCATCAACGACCACGGCGACACCCCGGCCCGGTGGTGGTCGACCGCCGAGATGGAACGCCTCACGATCCACGCCGCGGGCCTCGCGGGCTACGTCCGCGCCGACCACTGACCACCACGAACGGAACAGGGAGCACGACGATGAACGACCACGACCACGACCGCGCCGCGATGCCTTCGCACTGGTGCCGGGCGGACTCACTGACCGCCGCGGCACTGGTCGCGGGGATGGCGCTGCTCATCCTCGCGGTGGTGCTGTTCGGGTGACCGTCGGGGCGTGCAGGACGGCCGCGCAAGCGGTCCCGGGGTTCGACTCCCCGGGCGTCCCTTCCGGGCGATCTAGGCCCGGCGATCCGGACACCTGCGCAGGGGTTCACCCTGCTAGGTTTCCGGCACACACAACGCGCCCGAACGGCGCACGATGAACAGGAGCAGGAGCATGAGCAGCAGCACCAACAACACCCCGACCATCGCAATGGTCGCGGACGGCGACGGCGGCGCCGCGGTGACCGTCGACGGCGTCCCGGTGATGGGCGTCACCCGCGACGGACTGGGGCCGGTCACGTTGACCGTCACCGGGTCCGGTAGCACCGCGCCGACGGTCGTCCGTTCGGCGGGCGCCCCGGCCACGTCGTCCGGCGGACTGACGTTCACCGGTGACCGGTGGGCGGTGACCGTGAAGGGCCGCCCGGTGATCGAAGGGGAGCGACTCCCCGGGGACAGCACGACGCCCCGAAACGTCCCGCCGCTTGTCGGGCAGGATGACGCGCTCTACCGACTGGCCGACGCGCTGGACCGGCGGCGGCACGTCCACTTGCAGGGGCCGACCGGGTGCGGGAAGTCGACCGCCGTCCGCCTCATGGCCGAGGCCCGCGGGTGGTCGTTCGTGGGCGTCACCATCTCGCCGGGCGTGACCGCGGAAGACCTGCTGGGCGGCATCGTCCCGGTCCCGTCTTCCGACGGGAACGGCGCCGCGTTCGACCGGGTCGATGGCCCGCTGGCCGCGGCCGCCCGACTGTCGCAGCGCGGGCCGACCGTCCTGCTACTGGACGAGGTGAACCGGATCGACAAAGTGTCGGAACTGGCATCGCTGTATCCGGTAACCGACGGGCAGGGCTACCTGATGGCGGACGGCGAACGCATCCCGGTCGGTGACCTCATCGTGGTCGCCACGTCGAACCCGCCCGACGGCGACTACATCGGCACGCACGCGCTGGACCCGGCCCTGTCGAACCGACTGGGCTACCGGGTCACGATGGGGTACCCCACGCCGGGCCGTGAGCGCCGGGCGCTCATGGACCGGGTCCCCGGACTGGACGACGACGCCGCCCGCTTCATGGTCGACGTGGTGGGCCGGTGCCGCCGGTCCGCGGAGGTCACCACGGACGTGGGGTTCCGCACGCTCACGGAGTGGGCGGACGCCGTGGCGTCCGGGCGCTTCACGGTCGACGAGGCGGCGGCCATGTCGATCATTCC